CTGGAGATTCGATATATATTGACGATATTTATTTTCAATCAGGTGCAGCATCCTCAGCAGATCGATTAGGTGGTTGTGAAGTAATTAGTTATCGTTCGAGTAAAACAGGAGTCACGCCTGATACTGGTGATGATCTGGGTTCAGGTAGTTGGTTAAATACTCAGGAAATTCCGTTTAATACTGCAAATGTTGGTCGATATACACTTGATGCAGCTGGTGCAGGATCAGTTAATACTGATGATGTAGGTGGTTCATCTGGTGGTGGGCCAAATACTGATACTAATCTTGATGGTACTATACCTGCACTTAAGGGTATTTGGTATGCAAAACGAGATGCTGGAACTGCAACTAGTCATTATGGACTGCTGGGCAATAGTGGTGATGGTACGACTCGGACTCCAGAATTAGGACTTACTTCAACTGATACTATATATACATGGATATCTGAGCTAACAACGATAGTACCAACTACCTCAGAATATTGCAAGATTGGTTTTGAAAAATCATCTGGTGGACGTGTATTTAATTGCCGTGATATGTTAGCAGTTATTTTGCATGTTCCAGTTGCATCAGTACCACGAGATGTTACTACTATTGCTGAATTAATTGCAGTTACAGAGAATGCTGCTTCAATTAATATTAATGTTCCTAGAGTAGTAAATTGTGCTGTAGAATTAGTTGCGGTTACTGAAAATGATTCAATAGTTGCTACTGCTGTACCTAGAGCTGTAACTAGTATTCCAGAACTAATTGCAATTACTGAAAATGATTCAATAATTGCTACTGCTGTACCTAGAGCTGTAACTAGTATTCCAGAAGTAGTTGCAGTTACAGAATCAGATGCTTTAGTAAATAGTGAACGGAATATAGTTACTGATCCTGAAGTAGTTGCAGTTACTGAAAACGATTCAATAGTTGCTACTGCTGTACCTAGAGCTGTAACTAGTATTCCAGAACTAATTGCAATTACTGAAAATGATGCAATTATAAATAGTACTCGTGATATATCTACTATTTCAGAATTAATTGCAGTTATTGAGAATGATGCAACTATTGATGCTAGTAGTCCATTAGTTGTAAATTGTATACCTGAACTTGTTTCAGTTATTGAAAATAATTCTGCTGTTGATTTTAGCCGACTAATTACTGGAGTATCTGAAGTAATAGCAGTAATTGAGAATGATACTTCTGTTAATAGAGGTAGAAATATTGCAGGTATATCTGAAGCTATTGTTATTATTGAATCTGATGCAACAATACAAAAAGATAATAGTGTAGCTACTATACCAGAATTTATTGCTGTCGTAGAAAATAGTGCCACAGTAAGTAGAAATAGAGATATTATTAGTATTCCTGAATCTATTGCTGCTATTGAATCTAATGCAATAATAAATCGAGCAAGAAATATTGCTACAGATCCAGAATTAATTGCAGTAATTGAAAATGATGCAACTATTTTAGCTAATGTTGATAGACTTGTAAATTGTATTACTGAAATTGTATTAGTTAAAGAAAATATTGCTACTATTAATTCAAGTCGTAATGTTATCACTACATTTGAATTAATAGCCGTAATAGAAAATGATTCAATTATTACAAAAAATGTTAACGTAGGAGCTCTATCAGAGCAAATAAGTGTTACAGAAAATTTAACCACTATTACACTTACTTATAATGTAAGTGGAATACCTGAAGTAATTCATATTATTGAGTCACAAGCAGTTATAATAAGAGATAGTATTATAGTTAGAAGAGTAATTATAGTATCGTGATTTAATACTAACTAGTAGAGAAATTAAAATGGCTGAACAACTTTGGAAAATGCTTAAAGGTGAAAAAATATCTCTTTCACTATTAGCAGTAATTGTATACTTTCTTTATTTAAGTTATGGTTGGGTTCAAACATCTTTTATTCCAATAGCAGCAGCAGATGATTATGCTTTGAGTAAAGATGTTGCAATAATTCACTCATTAATAGAAGCTAATGGTGAGCTACTTACTACTCATATTAGTGATTATACAATTCGTGATGCATTACTTGCTGTAGATAATATTGAGAGTGATATTACTAGTGTAAAAGCACTTCAATCAGTTGGAAAACCTACAGCAGAAACAGAATCTATTCTAGCTATTTTAAATGACAAATTAATAGATGCACAAGAATATTGTGATTGCTTAATAAAAGAAGAACCAAATTGTAAACACTTAAAAGGTGCAAGATAGCAACGTGTACAGCTGTCACGGTTAATTACAGCTCAAATGTATGGAGAAAGAAAATGGTAGATATTAAGATTAGTCCGATTGAAAAAGCAATGACTGAAGCGATTATGAAAGTAATTGGTGCAGTTGCTAGTGGTGCTGCAGCTGGTACAACACAGGCCACAGCTGGTGCTCAAGGTACTGTTGGTGGTGCTGCAGCTGAAGCTGGTTTGTCTTCACAAGGTGTAAGCTCTGATGTGCAGGCTAAGGTTGATGTTAGTGCTGCTGAAGTTATTGAGAGTTTGAATGTTCATGCTCTTAAGGATACTAGCATTGCCAATAAGATGTTGGTTGATAGCTATGGAGCTAGGCTTGGTAGTAATGCAAAGTTGTATGATGCTACTGCAACTGCAATTGCGTTGGCTACGTTGGGTACTACTCACAACATGACTTTGCAACAACAGATGGCTAGTGATCATCGTGATCAGAACCACAACAAGCAGATCAATATTGACGAACAGGTCATTGCTGTGGCAGCACTCTATGCACGAGTTGTTGAACGGTTGAACAATCCAACACCGCCAGCATAATGTCATTGGGGAATGAGAGGCGTAAGTTTACAGAAGCCTCTGCGCTTCTCATTCTCTATGCTCGTTATAAAGGTTGGTATCTTGCTGGAGATCAGCTAAAACGTTGCAGAGACTGTAAGGTTGGTGATGAAGATAGTGTTCATAAATTAGGTCTAGCTGAAGATATGAATTTATATATTGATGGCCAATATATTAAAGATAGTACTGGTCATACTGAATTACATGATTTTTGGGATATGCTTGGTGGTGCTCCTAGAATTGAAAAAGATATGAACCATTATAGTTTTAAGTGGGAAGGTAAATGGTAATGGCTAAGTTTATTAAGATTCCAACATTTGATATTTTTGATGAAGAGACAGGAGAATGGGCTGAGCCTGATAATTGGTGGCTTGATGGTAAATTAATTTATCAAAGCGATTTGATAGGCAAGAATGGTAAACCTGTGCTTGTCGTAGTACCAGATCGTTTTGAAACAGATTTAGCATCAATTCCAAAGTTTCCTCCTGGACTAAGAACTTTATTTATTCGCAATGGAAAACATAGGATTGCTGCTGTACCGCATGATTATCTATGCCGCTTAGGAATGAAATTTCCACGTAGATTAGCAGATAGAATTTTTCTTGAGGCTATGGAACTTCGTGGAGTTGGTAAAGTTAAACGATACCTAATGTATTGGGCAGTTCGTGCAAATACTGAACGTATGATATTAATAGGAAAAGCAAGTGCCTAAAATAAATATCTTTAATGGTGGTCTGCGTACAGCGCAAGCACCTCATTTGATTAAAGAAAATGAGAGTGTTGCGTTTGTTAACATGAATCATCGCATAGGTATATTAGAACCTATTAAAGATAAAATATTAAAGATTACAGGTGCTGAGAAATATGGTCATTTCTTTACAATTGATTCACTTTGGTATTGGTCAGCTACACCTAAGGATTTTGTAGAATTTCAAGAACGTCTGTATATTGGTAATCGTACAGGCACTAGTACTAAAATAGTAGGTGGTACTGAATTTAATATGGGTATACAGAAACCAACTGATATACCAACAATTGTTGTTAGTGCTGAAACACCAGAACAAGATGAAGTTACACGATTAGATCTTCTAGCAGGAGATACTGGTGGAGATATTCCTGATGAAACTACACTCAGGTATAAAGTTGTTAATATCGATGCAGCAGGTAAAATGTACATAGATAATACTGAATTCTCTATTCGTATAGATTCTGGTACAGCTACAAATAAAGTATTTGTTACATGCACTGATACTAATATTGATGATACTATCGCAGTATTTAGATTCTTTGACAATTACTGGCGTAAAATTTATGAGGGTGCTGGTTCTGCTACAATTTTAATTCCTGTAGTTACAGACTCTGTTCATGATATAAGTGCTAATGTTGATGATACTAATTATCGAGTAACAGGATTGAAAGGCACCTATCAATATGCGCTTACTTTTCATAACTCATTAGATGGTACAGAATCTGCACCTGTACTATCAGCTGAAGCTGAAGTTGACTGGGGTACAGCTACAGTTAATAATCTTGAAATAGCAACTGATCCGCAAGTAGATGAACGCAAATTATATCGCATAGGTGGTGCTTCCACAGCATTTACATTAGTTACTACTTTAGACAATATAGTAGTTAGCTATGTAGATAGTGCTAAAGATGATGAGTTAGAAGGTAGTCTGTTAATATCAGAGCAAAATTTTCCGCCTGTAGCTAATTTAGAATGGCTTATGGAATCTTATGCTATGCTATTCGCAGCAGATGGAGATAAACTTAGGTTTACTCCAATTGGTGAACCAGACTATTGGCCACAAACGTATTTTCTTGACTTTCCTAGACCAATAACTGGATTAGCTAAGACTCCAATTGGAATACTCGTATTTAATAGATTTGAAACTTGGTTAGTTACTGGTACAGGACCATTATCATTAACTCAACAATTACTTACAGGAAGCCAAGGTTGTGTTCAAGGTGATACTGTTGTAAATATTGAAGGTTCAGCTCTATGGGTTAGTACAGATGGTATTTGCATGTCTAATGGTGGTGTAGTTGGTGTAATCACTGAAGATAAATTAGGTAAGCTTATTACTGAAGCAGGACCATACAAAGCAAGTAATGTTCAAAACGCTGTAGTTTACGATGAACGTTATTATGTACTTATGTTAGATTTAGGTACTACCTTAATGCTTGATTTAAACAGACAAATAATTGAGCAAATTAATTACGATATAAGCTTTTTCAATAAAGCTAATGATATACTATATGGTTTTCTTGCGGGTGATTTATATGAATTAGAAGGTAGTGTAACTCCGATGCAAATGCAGTACAGTTCGCCTGTATATATAGGTCGTGGGTATACAATACCTAAGGTGTATAAGAATTTCTATGTATATAGTGAAGGTGATATAACAATAAACATTCTTATTGATGGTGTTATAATTCAAACTGATGTTTTTACTAATACTGATAATCATCAAGTTAAAATACCACATGAAAAAACAAGAGGTTATTCATTACAATTTCATATTTTTGGTACTGGCACTGTATTTGAAGTTCAGTGGGAGGAAGGCAATGCCACCCAATGAAACAATTATAGCAGTACCACTTAGTGTAGAACAAGAAGGACAAACTAGACAATTCTTAGTTCGTTTAATTGAAAAGCTTGATATTGTTTTAGGTTTTCGTGGTGGCGATCCATATGTATCTATCTCACAATTACAATCAGTATCAGCAACATCAGCAAGTGGATTAACAACATTAGAACAAACAGTATTGAATGTTATAACTTCTTTACTAAGTGATAATAGTGCAGTTGTTACTCAATTATTTGCAGTAGCAGCAGCTGAAAATAGTGCGGCTATTGCAGCTCTTAAATCTGGTAGTACTGTAAGTGATAATGATGAATCAACACAAACAATAACAGCTCCACCAACTCAAGCAGAAGTGCAGAACATACAAGATCAAGTTGTTGCAAATGCAGGTGATTTTAATAATTTGTTAACAGCATTACGAGGAACAGGGATTATAGCAACATGAATCAACTAACAGTAGCACAAAAGACAATAGTAGATTTGCAGGAAGCAATGGAAAGTATGCCAGCATTAACTACAAATATGCGAGAGTATACAGATCACTTTTTTGCTCCTGGAATATATTTACGTACATTATTTGTTCCTAAAGGACATGTAGTAGTTAGCATGATGCATAAGCATAAAACTCTTAATATAATATTAAAGGGCAAAGCATCTATTGTAACTAGTGGGGGTGTAGAAATAATTGCTGAAGCACCTTTTATATTTACTTCTGAACCAGGACAGAAAGCTGGTTATGCTATTGAAAATGTATGGTATGCTGCTATTCACCCAAATCCAGATGACATTACAGATATTGAACAGTTAGAACAATTATTTATGGCTTTGACATATAAAGAACTGGAGGTTCTACCATGAGTGGAGCAATTATAGGAGGAGCAGCCATTGGTTTAGTAGGTGCTATAATCACTTCGAAAGGTGCAAAGAAATCAGCAGAAGAAGCTGCAGAAATTGCAACTGATGCAGAAGATGCACGGCTTGATTTTGAACGTGAACAATGGCAAGAATGGCGAGATACATACGGACCTATAGAAGATAGCTTAGCTGCTTATTATGAAACATTAACACCATCATTTCGTGCTACTCAAGGTCTCGAAGCTCATGAGAAAGAGATGAATCGTGCTAGACAGAATCTTAGTGAGAATTTAGCACAGCGTGGTATTGCTACTAGTGGTATTGCAGCACAAGTAGAAACTGAATTAGCTGTATCTTCTGCTGAAGAACGTGCACGAATTCGAGCAGCTGCACCTCTTGAGGTAGCTAAAGAAAAACTTGGTTTCTTACAAGTTGGTCTTGGACAAAATCCAAATGCTGGTATGAGTGATGCATTAACAGATGTAGCTAATAGAACACAACAAGATGCACGGACAACAGCACAGAATGCTGGTGTTGCTTCTGGTGCAATGATAAGTTCATTTACTGACTTAGCCCAAGCAGGATTTACTGCTTGGATGAATAGAGGACCATAATCATGGGTACTAGTATATTAGCAGACAGCTACATCGCTACTGGTCAAGCAGTTGCTTTTAATGAAGGTATGTCACCTGAGCGTATGGCAGAGCGCTCTACAGCATATTCTAATAAAGAAGCACAAGATCAGAAATTGAGAACACTTAAAGCAACTGAACCAACAGAAGCAGATCGCGAAACATTAGCAGATACGCAAACTATTCAGTTACAGAATACTCTTGAAGCACAAAAACAAATGTTGTTAGATAATAATAAACAAAAGACTTTTACTGCTTATGAACGTTATGATGCTGATTCTGATGTAAGACATCTTAATACTATGCTTACTGATCTTGAAAGTACTGGTAGTAAACTATATGGTAAGATTGCTCGTGTAGATAAGCTTACTGAAGAAGATAGACAGATGATGGAAGATATGGGCATCCCTTCTGATTTAGTAACTGAAATTATTAACAATCCTGAATTGAATAAATCTTACGTTAAAATAACTCAGAAAGATGGTTCTACTAGTTTTGGTGATTTAGATGTTCTTAAGGGTTTAACTGGTTATAATGATTATGCAAGTCAAAAAGAACTAGTTCGTCAAAAGACTGCACGTGAAATTGAGATGATGTCTGCAATGGGATATGATCTTACACCAGCTGGACGTGAGGCTTTCCGTAGAACTAAGAATGAATTAGGTCCTAATGTAGATGTTAAGTCTCCACAGTTTCAAGAAGCTCTTACTGAAAACATAAAGAAAATAAAACTAGAAGATAGAAAAAGTACTCGTCGTAGTAGTGATGGTAATGCTAAGGGTGAGTATAGTGGTTCAGAACGAGATCGTGAAGCTAGACGTAGAGCAAGAATAGAAGGTCTTACACCTTATGATCCTGAGTGGGATGAAGCAGTGTCAAGACATTTATCAGATGTTGTAGATGAGTTTAGAGAAACATCAGCTTCTAGAAATGTTGGTAGCGCATCTACTGCAGAAGATGAACTCTTAGAAATGGGTTTCATGGAGATGGATATCCCTGAACTTACTCAAACTGAAAGAGTAAAAATTGAGCAGAAGATTAGAACAATTGAAGAGCTTGGTGGTGCTAAGTTAGATGCAACAACTAAAAAGAATTTAACTAATATCCGTAAATTAACTAGTTTAGGTGAATTAGGTAGTGATTTAACAGATCAACAAACTGGTCTGATAGATAATGTTTATCGATTAGTTAAAAGATATGTAACTGATAATGTTGAAGGTGTTCAAGCTGCTTCTGCTTATTCACATTTTCGTAACTTAGCTATGAATGCTTTGTATGGTGGACAATTGACACCTAATGAAGCTAAACAGTTTAGAAAAGCTTTTGGTTCATTAGCACAACAACGTGGACCAGTATTAGCTCAGTTTAGAGTCGCATTACAAGATACTAAAGATTCATATGAAGCTATAGTACAAACAGAAAATGACATGGTAATTAAGTGGCGTACAGGTCAAACAGGTGAAGATCTTTATAATGTCATTGATAGTTTAGATGATCGTATTCGACTAATTGATGATATAGCTAAAGGTAAACCAATAACAACAATTAATCCACCACTTAGTAAAGCACCTGCAACAGTTATAAGTCCAGAAGATAGAGCTATATTAGAAGAAATATACGGAGACAATTGATGAAAACTGATATTGAAACATTACGAGACAGTTTCTGGCTCGGTTATGATGAATATCTTGACTCTAGAGTAGAAGCTGAACTTGCATGGAATTATTATCATAATAGACAGTGGACAGCTGATGTTGTTAATAAGTTAACAGCTCGTGGTCAGCCTGTAGAGACGTTCAATATTGTTAAGCTATTTAGTCGTATGCTTGTTGGATATTATTCTACAACAGTTAATACAGCTGTTGCAGATCCAAATCAATATAGTGATTTAACTACTGCTTCGTTAGTTACGGATGCTCTTGCTTCTATTTTCAGTACTAATAATATGGACGTACAAGGTGATGAAATTAAATTAGGTGGTATTGTATCTGGTTTAATGTGCACTATGCAACAACCATATAAGACAGGTAGTCGTGATCAATTTGGTCGTCCTATATATGATATTAGAATTACTTCTGTACCTGATTATGAAATAATTTTAGACCCATTGAGTACAAATGTTGATTATTCTGATGCTAGATTCTTACATCGCTTTAAATGGCTCCCAGCTGAGTCTGTCATTAAAATGTTTGGTAAGTCTAAAGTTGATGAGTTAGAAGCCAATCATAACCATCTGCGAGTCCCTGAAGCTGATTATGATTATAGAGCACAAGGTCATCGTGGATTCTATGGTCGTTATAAAGTATTTGATAACTACCTTATAACTCATACAGTTGTAGAAGATGATCATGGTAAACGTTGGTCTATCTATTGGTCAAGTGAAGTAGAATTAGATCGCAAAGAAATTACATATAAAGATGTTAAGTGGGACTATCGTGTATGTAAGTTACAGTCTTCTACTTTCAAAGAATACTATGGTGTATTTCATGAAGTGCTAGAAACTCAAAAAGCTATTAATCAAGCACTTATTAAATTACAATTAATGGCTAATTCTGAAAAAGTCTTTGTAGAGAAAACAGCTGTTCCTGATATGGCTAAATTCACTGATGCTGTTAATCGTGTGAATGGTGTTATTCCAGTTAAAAGTTTGAAGGGTATTAGAGTTGAAAGACTTTCAGCAGATGCTATTGAGCAATATCAGATTATAGATAAGGCATTTGATCGTATTCAACGAGTACTTAATATTAATGACTCATTCCTCGGTATGGCATTTGCTTCTGATAGCGGCCGTAAAGTTAAACTGCAACAAAATGCTACAATTATGGCTTTACGGTACCTGACTGTACGTATTGAATCTTTTTATAAGTTATTAGGTCAAGATATAGCAGCATTAGTTAAACAATACTATACTGCAGATCAAATTTTACGTGTAGCTGATGATATAGTTGGCCAACGATTTATACAACTTAATAAACCAATGGAGCAATGGTCAGGACAAATTGATCCAGAAACTGGTCAAGCTATTATGGAACCAGTATTTGAACAAGTATTTGATCCTGAAGATGATAAACCGCTTGTTGATGATAAAGGTCGTTTAGTCTTTGCTCCTATACCAGAACCTGCTACTGAATTACAATTTACTAAACATGATATTCACATTGAAGCTGTAAACTATAATGATGAAGATGAGCGTACTCAACTCATGCTTGAAACTGTTATGTCTGGTCAGATGGGTCAAATGATGGCTCAAGTAAATCCAGCAGGTTTCTTCAAAATATCATCACTTAGTTTGAAGACTATGAAAACTAAATACTCACCAGAGATTAGTCGTATTTTTGAAGAGACAGCTAAGATGTTACAGCAGTCGCCTGAAGACGAAGAAGGCGCAGCAGCTATTGCTGGTGGAATAGCACAACCATCAGGTGGTAGCAGTAGTCAGAATATGAGCAAACAAAATAAACTTCCAACTAATACTAATGAGGCAGTAATATGAGTTTATTTAAGTTGGGTAAATTAGGTCTTGATTTAGCAGTAGATGTTAGATCTACTCTTGAAGATGCACTCAAAGCTATGCCAGATCAAAATATGGAACCTGATAGTATAGCTAATGGATTAAAGAATAGAGGTGTGCAGGATCGTGAAATAGAACAATCAGGTGTTAACAGATGGCTAAATAGAGATATAGCAGATAATGAATTACCTAAACCAAAAGACATATTAGAATGGGTAAAAAGAACTAGACAAGATAAATATTCAGTGCATGAAATTCGTGGCACACCATCTGGAAATCGTACTAATATTGATGATTTAGCAGCAGAAGTTGGCGATGAACCACTTGAAAATATGACTCCTGCTCAGTATCTTGGTAATATTGTCGAAGGTATACAAGATGGTCGTATTCCTGCTGAAGATCTTCCTGAGGGCTGGCTTGAAAGACTTCGTGATGCTGTTCATACAGCTGAAGAAATAGAAGTAGACGGTAATATTGATAGACTTGGTTCTGTATTAGATCGGTATGGTTTTATAGGCGAAGAGGATTATCAATTTGTAGATGAAGCTATTACTAATTTAGATGCTTTTGTAGAAACTGTACATCGTGCACAAGGACGTGAAGCCGCACTAGCATTTGAACAAGAAGTATTAACAGCTGGTAGTAGGTCTAAAGAGCAAATATTAAGAGCTTATGATTTTGATGTAGATGATCTAGTAGGTATAGAAGGTAATTTTCAATCGTATGTAGAAGAAATACGTAGACAAGATGGTAATAGAATTGCACAAAGATTTGAGACAGAATTTTTGGCAGCTAGAGTAGAAGGTCAAGTAATTGAACCATTAGGTGTTACATTACAACCAGCAGAATTACTTGTAGAAGCTGATACAGAGCTTAGGCGGTTAGCAGATAATTTTGGTACAGAAGCTCCAGATGTTAATGATCAAGCTGCAGTGAATGAGTTTATACATGAACTAACTACTCCGCTTAATCCAGATATACCTCTTGATCCTGAAATTATAAGACCTATAAATGAATTTCATGCTGCTTATACTCAATTGAGACAAGCTATTGATGCAGGTGAAGGTACTATAGATATACCTAATTTCAATACACGTATAATAGATCCTAATACTCCAATGACTTTCTCTGATAATGCATATAGAGGATATGCTTTGCCTAATACTAATGATGCTTCTTATGCTGTTCGTATTTATAAGAATAAAGCTGTAGATACTAAAGGTTTTAACTATGTTGAGCATTTTCCTGGTGAAGCTGTAAATGGAGGTACATTCCATACACGTACAGATGTTATACAGAATAATGAAGTACTTCGTATTCAGGAGATTCAATCAGATATTCAGAATGCAATGACTAAACAGAAAACTAGAGCTATTGCTAATTGGAGAAATAGTTCTTTTAAATTGCGTATATTTGATATTACTCCTACTTCTGATAATCCAGAAGCTATAGAGATTTTAAGTAAAGTCAATGATAATGTGCTCAAACTTTTAGATGCAAAAGGTATAAGACCTAATCATGGTGACGTAAGTGATGTTTTAGAAAGTACATTTAGAACAGATATATATGAGTCAATGTCAGAATTGTTACATCCAGATGATCTTAGCAATTTACAATCGTTTACACAACATTGGTTAGGTGCATTAAAAATTACTTCTAATTCTGGTGCAATGAGTATGCCTGAAACTGTTGCAAAAGATCTTGCAGAAAATACTGATTTGTCATTAGAACAAGTCAAAACAATTGGTAAAGAGTTAGAAACTTTTCCTGAAAGGTATAAATTACAAGTTGAAAAAGAATTACAAAAACATACAGATAAAGCAGAGGAAATAGATAAGCTTAGAATATCACCTAAAGAACGACAAACTCGTATTCAATTAGGTACTAGAAATGCTACAGTTGAAGAACAAATACTACAAGCTAGATCTATAGTAGATGCTACTGAACTTGTCAATAATAAATATGGCTTAGATCTACTTGATACAGATATAAAGAATCAAAGTCAGTTGCGTGAAGCTATAACAGAAGCTGTAATGGATTCTCCCTTAGATACAATAGCAGATAATGTACTTAAACAAATGAATACACCTCCTGTGAGAGTACGTGGTCAAGTAATACGAATGTCAAGAGGAACAGAAGAACGTATTAAAACTGAGATTAATAATGTTACTGACAAAGGCATAAACTATATACAAGCAAGTTTTCCTGATAAACCTGATATTTTAGCTATAGCAAAAGAAGCTACAGATGAAGCAACTAAAACTGTGAAAGAAGGTATGAAAGAATTAACTCCACTAGAGAAATTCCCTGACGCTAATAAATTTGATTTAGATATACCATGGAGAAAGCAAGGTATTCAAAATGAAGTTGTACGTGCTATTGAAAATGGTCAAAAAGAAGTATGGCTTACTGTTAAACCAGAAGGTACAAGTAAATTAGTTCGTGATCAAAAAACTGTACAACCTGCTTATGAAACTGGTGGTAGTATAAACAAAACTTTTAGAGCTGTAGCTAAAAGATTTGGTGCTAAAGTAGTTGAAGAAGATGGCTATCTTAAAATGAAACTTGCTGCTATTGCTAGTAGTGGAGTAACTTTACCTCTTTATGCAGATACGAATAGGCAAGATTTTATTATTGAAGCTCGTGAACGTGGTTTAGACGATGCTACAATTGCAGCATTCTTAGAAGAAAAACCTATTAAAGAAGTAGAACAATCTCATCAGTTTCAAGAAGCAATAAATAGAGGTATTGATCCTGCTGTAGCTAAAAAGTTTGAGCATGAACGATTCATTCAGGAATTAAATCCAAATCAATTTGCTGAACATCCTGGTATTGAAAGTGATTTACCTACAATAGATGGTTCTATTCGATATGATAAACTACCTTTTGATACTATTAAAGAAATAGCTATTGAATTAGAAGTTGATCCTAGTACTCCATCAGGTATAGATCAAATCTATGAGGAAGCTATATATAAAAACAATCCTGGATTGCGAGAAGCTAATCAAAAGAAAGCAGGCGAATTCTTAGCAGATGAAGCTAGAAGTGATATTGCAGACTTCATTGAACTAAATGATTACTGGCAACCATTCAATTGGGCGGCAGGAAAACTTGGTTGGGGTTTAGCTGAAGAAGTATATAGACTTAGAAAAGCTCAAATAGCTCGTGATGTAGTTGAGATAGGTAAAGAGCATGGTTATGATCTCATTGCTGGACAAGGTCAAGAAGTAGGTAATCCACCTATAATATTAGAAGAAGATAGATGGTATGTCAATGTTAATGGTAATGTCTTTGATGCTACACCAGGAATTTTAGCCAGTCTAGCTCGTGAAGGTGGTGAAATAGGTATATCTATAGGAGGTGGTACTGCTGCTGCATTAGCAGTTGATAGATACACTAAAGGTTGGGAAGCATTTCCACCTACACGGTTAATGAAATTTGGCGCAGTAACTGCTGGCTTTGTAGCTGGTGCTGTATTTGGTGATCAAGTAGATTATGCTACAGCTGCTATTAGACAGCATGAAGAATATAACTGGAGTGTAGCTTTAGATAAAGCTTTAGGTTCAGCACAACTTGCTGTTGTTGGTGAAGTATTAGGATTAGCAGGAATCACAATACTTAAAAGTAGTGCAAGACATATAATACGTGCCTATAATACTGCAGCAAATGGTAATATCGATGGTGCTTATGATATATTGCTTAGATCATTAGATGTTACAGATGAACAAGCACAAGAACTTGTTAGACGATGGGAAAGTGTTAATCAGAAGCAAGCACCTGTATTAGCTGATAAAAGAGGTAGATTTAATCCGCGTAATCTTCTTGGTAAACCAGATAAAGAAAAAGCTATTGCTATATTACCGGTAACTAGAGCTGGTGGTGAACATATAATACCAGCAATAGCTGAAAAGAATCCTAGAGCTTCTGCTGCTATTGTTTCTGAAATAAACCAACGAGCTAAATCGTTAGTAAGAGCTGCATCAGGTGAAATTGATAAAAGTGGTAAACGTATAGTAGCTCAAGAAATTATTGATGGCATTGGTACATATAAAGCTGATGTAGAAGACTTTTACAATGTGATTAAACAACAAGGCGGTGATCTAGCACCTACTGGATATGGCTGGGATATGGATACAATGGCAATTAAGCCATTAGTTGAAGATCTAATTAGTAAAATATATAGAGATGGCCCACGTAAAGCTGCAATGAATATGCTAAAGCGTATTGACAAGCTAACTACAGGTCGTACCTTTGAAGATCTCATTGAACTGCGCCAGTTAATGAATAAAGTTCGTAGTGGAAGAAGTCTTGGCAAAGGTGAGCATGAAGCATTTCAAAACATTATGGGTAATATAGATAATGAGATTGAAGATGTGTCAAGACGTATGGGACCAGGTGGTGAGCAATGGGCTAAAGACTGGACAACGGCTAAAGCTGATTATAGTGAGATGAAAAAACTAACTAATAATGCTTTGTCTAAAATTTTACAGCGTCCAGGTATTAGTGATGAAGTAGTTGCTAAAGCTTTAGTTAAATACGGTACTGCTTTAGATGGTACATATGATAACTTGATTAAGCGATTACCACTTGATGTGCAACCTAATGTAGAAGCACTGATTATTGATAATTTAGTTGAAAAATTTACTGATGGCAATATTACACAATTGCAAGCAACTAATTTTCCAGAATTATCTAGAGCATTAGCTGACTACGATTTTGTATGGCCACGATCTAGATCATTAAGAAGAGTAGTTGATACATTCGCTGAAATTTATCAAAATGATAATGCACTATCATATGTATCTGGTGGTATCTCAACAACTAAATTCCAAAGTTATCTTACTACTGATCCTGTTATAAGGGCTAAATTTGAAATTGCTAGTGGATTCTTTAATCAGATTAAGATTTTAATGGGTGGACCTAAAGGTGATGCTGCTGCATTAATTAAAGCTAGTGCTAAATTACTTGAAGATCCATTGAATCCACATAATGTTGAACGAGCACTTGCTGCAGTAGAAGATGATTCTATACTTCAAAGTGCTATTAAGAAACTATCTGCTGAAACTGCTGCATCTAGACACTTAGGCAGACCAGGAGTTACTGGTAAGGTCAAAATCTTTAGAGATAAAAGCGGTAGATTATGGACTAAAGATGGTAAAGGTCGTACAGCTGCTGAAGGAATACCAATGCACCGTATGACTAATGAAGAAGTTGCTACTAAAGTTTCTCAAGCAAAAGATGTGAGAAACCTTAGTGAAATAGAAAAGGCTAGATTAATTGATGCTGGGTTTGTATCAATTGGATTGGACGATGGCACAGTTATTATACTTAACTAAGAAATCGTCGTAAGAATCACACCAAAACGCTATACCATTGCGTTTCTTTACCTCGGCAAGGTTCCAGGATTGAAGCTTTCTAGGTTTCTCTCCTGGTTTTTTTACTTCTACAGACCAGAACCGTCCTTGCGGATCACATGATATAATATCAGACACACCACCTCTGCTCGCCACTATTACATTAACACTATAATGATTGTTAGCTCTAAGTGTAGTTAATATCTTACCTTGTATACCTTGTTCTTTCATTTTCTCTTCTCCATCTAGTGCATTATTTTCTAATAACATAAAATATCTAATTAATGCATCTGTGGTCTGATAGTGGCATTTCTCTATAGCCCACTCACGAAATTTTAATAACTCTTCCATTACAGTTGATCTCACCATTTGATCCGTGTCGCCACGAAATTAAAAACTTGTCAAATCTACAGCCAAAAAGTTTTGTCTCGACACGGACAATCCTATGAGACCTAGCGTATGCTTATGGCTATTACTTGTCAATTCTTACACCATTGAACCTAGGTAGAAATAATGACCATCTACCTGTGCGTTGATCTTGAATAACACTATTATATTTAATTTCAATAGTTCTATCAATGTAAACATACGGAGTTAAAGATCGTTGATTGTCATTCATACCTGAACCAGCTTTAACTATGACATGCTTTCCTTCAACTGTACCACAACAAACTAAAGCACCAATCATACCTTCATACTTACCTGTACCTGGAGTAGTATTAGTACATAATAAATCAGCAGTCTTAGTTTCTTTAATCTTAACCCAATGAGGTGAGCGTGAGAACCTATACATATGATGTTTTGGTTTAAGTATAAGACCTTCAAATCCATCAGCATATAATTGCTCACTTAGTTCTTGTACTTCTTTTATTGAATTAACTAATGTGTTACGAGCTATTGGTAATCCAGCAGTAATTGTACGTTCAAAGGTATTCACATAACGGAAGTGATAATCTTCTTCACATTTACGAGCAATAAAATCCTCTATAGACATGCTATCAAAAAGCGGATAATCTAAAATACCTTCATTGATACGTCCACCATGCATAGCAGAATTAATCATGCCTGATACCATAGGACGAGTACCTACACGACCACCTTGCGTCACTATCTCACCATCTAACATAACATTACCAAGTCTAGCATCTAATAATTGTCCACTGAGATTAGGTAAAGGTACTTCATTACCATTATAGGTATAGAACTTTGGCATGTCTTCAACGATTTTAGTTATTAGTCTAACACCATCAAACTTTAACTGTGCTATGAGTGGAAATTCAAGCTTTTCAAGCGGTACTTCTTTAGCCTTCATAGCTTTAATTTCTACCTTAGGTAGTGTAATCATAAATAATTCCTTTCAAATACTGAATCAACAAAATTCATTTTATTAACTGATACTATATTATATACTTGTTCACTTACTGCTTTCTTAACTAACAAGAAATGTACTGTGATTGGTCGATCTCTATCTTGTGATGCTTGTCTTGCTCTACGTTGAGTATGCTTAGCTGTAGAAAAATCTTGTGAATACATTACGATTGTTTCTATATGAGCTAGGTCAATACCTTCTGCATATGAAGTAGCTTGTAAGACAGTAGCTTTCTTAAAGAATTTACGTAGCTTTCGTCCTTCTGCTATGTAGTGATAATAGATAACAAGATCTTCTGTATCACCCCATGTCTTTAATATGTATGTTACTTTCTCTCTATTATAGAGGAACCAATATTTTGGTACAATACGAGGTTTACCATTTTTAATTGCTATTTCACTTGTTTTAGCTACTCCACCTTCTAACATATGCAGTGAAGTACGTAATTTCATAGGTGAATCACAGATAAGCTCTACATTACCAAAGTCATACATCTTATCTTCCATCAACTCATTATATATATCTTTAGTTGACTGAATTAAATTAATGTAGTGTAATTTATCTATTGGCTCATGTTTAAACTTAAGTTCTTTACGTGTTCTAGTAATGAATAAGTGCTTTGTTTCTGATATTATTAGTTCTTCTTTAGTTTTAGTATATACAGGAACCTGTTTGCTGTTATACCATGCATGACTTGGTATACCATAATCTTTAAACCATGCATAAAAAGTCTTATACTTTCTCCAGGGTGACCAAGAACTAAGAGCAAACTGATGATACAGCATCTGATAGCCTTGAGCATGCGGTGTAGCAGATAAATATATAATAGGACATCGTATGCTAGTGTTTTCTTGTATACGTTTGTGCATTGCTGATTGCTCAGGGTATCCACTTATATAGTTATGTGCTTCGTCTAATATCAATAAGTCACATCTACCAAATTTATGTACTTGATGATAATTAGTTACATAATACTTTTTTGTATGAGAGAACTGACTCAGTACTTTGAGCCAGTCCTTCACAGCTTTTTTCTTTGTTACGACTAGTACATCTCTAATATTGCACATCTCTGCCATTAGTATAGAAGTAATAGTCTTACCTGTTCTTTCTTCCATAGCTAAATAGCAGATCATGTGCTCTTTTAGCACATCATAGCCTAGCTTAGATATTTCTAATTGATGTGATCTAGCTTTCATTTCTTAAAAAATACCAGTGTGACTGATTCTTTACTTGCAACTGGAGCTACATAAGTAACTATGCCTACTGTCTTCCATTTTCTTTTTGGTTGATAAGTAGCATCACCAACTAAAATAGCAAAGCGTTTATTACCAGCTTGAAAAACATAACCTTCATCTTGTACATTGACTTTAGTTAATTCAGTTTCCTTACCAATGAAGTTAACTAAATGAGTTAAAGCTTTATCTGCCGTGCTATTAGGATCTTGTCCATATTTAGCAGTAGCCCAATATAAGACACGAAATTGATTAGAAGTTAAATTACGTAGTGATGCATAATGCAATAGCCGGCCTAGTACACGTATGGCAGTACCACCACCAAAATCACCTTCTGTTACCTTACGACCTAGTTCTTCACCTACAATCAAAGGCAATCCATAACTAGTTACACTGTCTAAATAAACGATATAGTCTAGCTGTCGACCTTTGCCTACAATATAATGAACATTGATTGAAGTAATAAGGTCACGTACTCGCTTACCAGCCAATTTACATGCATATGTACCAACAATAGTGTAGTCTAAAAGAGCTGCTAAGAAAGCTCTATTCTGTACACTTGAACCATTACCAATAGAACCTAAGGTAATAGGTATTCGATTATTGACTGCTTGTACGAAAGGTGCAAAATCATATTCAACATAGGTTGCTATTGGATTGCTACCTGTATTTTTATTAAAATCTCGCGAAGTTATTTCATTACCTGTCATCACTGTCAAACTACCAAATGCGTTATCCCAAAGTAGTAACAATTCCTTTATGGAAGTATTAACATCAGCACGATATTGTTTACCATTATCAGCGTCAACATTTGCTATGTGTTGTGCTACTCTATCTGCATCCCGACCAGATACAAAACCCAATTGATTTGGATATAATAAATTTGCACTTAGTGTAGCTGCATTAGATACTTGCTTGTGTGTGCGTACATTATTACCCCAATTCTCATAAGGGCCAGAGCTTGATCCTACAAATTCAGCTATATTCATTTCAGTTACCTCTAATGTGATTTAGCCTCATATTAAATCGTTTCGACTTAATTGAATAATATCTTCAGGTGAAACACCAGCTTTGATTAAAGCTATTGTTGTTTGTGATTTATCTGCATCAGCTTCAACATATTCTACAATATTAGCTGGTGTTATTGTACCAATATAAATACTAGCTTTATCGTGAACCATATTAGCTTCATCAACTTCTAAAATTATCTTTCTCATGATTTTGTACCTACAAATCTGCAGTCATTATAAAAAGCACAGTACTTGGGACTGCATAACCAGTACTTAGGATTACCTCTAAAGAGGATGTTTGGATCAATTATATCTTTGTTAAGAACTTCAAGTGTATCGAGAAGTGTATTCACAATAGCTTTAGCTTTAGGGATATTGATTTGTGCATCCATTACATGACCTTCAGGCTTAGCCTTAAGGACTACTGCTTGAATGCTACTATTATTAACCTTGATACCATTCTCTTCTACTACAAATCTATAAATAGATTGCTGTGTAGATGAATTAGCTACTTGAGGTTTACGTTTACTTGTCTTGACATCAGATATAAGACCAAGACGTTCTTCAACATAATCAAGTGTACCAGATATACCCTCAACAATAGGATGACCAGTAATCTTAACTGTATACCTTTTCTCTACATGAGTTGGAATAACTACCCAAGGTACGATATCTTCAACATATGTATCAAGACCTACGATAATCTCTTTAGCACATGAACCTTGTGATTCACTCGCGTCATAGACTAAGCCTTTCTGTTCTTCTTCAGTGAAAGCTTCCATTGCTGCATCAGCCATAGAACCTTTACTAGAGATCTTAGTCTTAGCTTTAATACTGTCCTTCCACATCTCTTCAACACCTGCATGAATAGCAGTACCAATTGCTGCACGGCTATTAGGAATGCTTGTGCCTCCTAAGATGAATACACGATACCACTGAGATGGGCATTGTGCACCACCATCTAATGACGATGGTCTTAATATAATTTTACTCATAAAACTTCACCTCTATCTTAGCTTCAGTTAAAAGACTGATAGCCATTAGTTGATCATCCTTCCATGATCCACCAGGATTAGGGCAGACAATCTGTTTGATTCTTGCATTGATTAATAGCTTAGCACACTCAATACATGGTGCTTTAGTTACATGCATAGTCCAACCACGTAATGATGTATCACCATTAACAATACAGTTAGCTTCAGCATGTACCATTAGTTGATTCTTTAGAACTCTATCTGTCAAGAGTTCTTCTGTGTCTTCTATACCAGTAGGAAAGCCATTATAACCAATGACTATACCACGCTTATCAGGTGAAACGCATATAGCACCCACCTGTTTATTAGGATCCTTAGACCATGTGGCTACTTCAAGTGCTAACGAGAAGTAACGCATATTCCACTTATTCATTTAGTATATCTTGCTCCGCTAAAATTGCATAACCAGCTATGTCATGCCATGTATCTGAATGAGCATGACCTTCATTAAGTATACGAGCAATCTTATGCATAATCATACCTAAAGCAATACGTTGTACACTAGATAAGTGTTGACCATGTGTATTTTGTATATGCCGTAAATGTAATTCTATACGTGCATGTCGTTTAAAAGGTCCATGTTGTATTTTACGTTCTTTTAATGTTGCTTCTACATGTATTGTACTATCTGAGCCACTCTTTTCCATAGTATTTCCATTAATGTAATTCAAATTGAATTGGATTGAAGGGATCATAATCAATGAGACTTATAGAGTCCTTATTGAAATCATATAAAGAACCTTCATTTAAATAACTTACAGGATAATCACCTACAGTTGCTACTGCAGCCAAATATTCTTTTACACCATAAGTATGTGATTTATAGATATGTGTGTCACCTAGCATGAAGACTAATTTACCAGGTTGCAAACCTAATTGATCTGCCATTAGTATATTCCAAGTAGCAGCTAAGATTACATCTGATGGTAAGCCTATCATAGTATCAACTGAACGCTGATACCAAATCATTTCTAAGTAGCCACCATTCACGTACCATTGATATAATAAATGGCAGCAAGGTAAACTAAGATCAGGTAAATGATCAGGTTGCCAACCAGATATAATGTGCCTACGACCGGTTGGGTCATTCGCGAGACTATCCAACGTAGCTTCCAACTGGTTAACGCCATTAAAGTTGAGCCAGCTATTACCATAATCAATATTAATAGTTCCATCAACATTACTCCATTTATTCCAATAAGGACAACCTTCATCTTCAAAATCCTTAATAGTCTTAGGACCTTTCAAGAATGCAGCCATCTCACCAAAGACACCTGTATAGAACATTCGCCTACCTTGTAAGATAGGGAATTGTCCCCAGCAAAGTTCATGCACTTCAAGTGTCTTACCAAAGACAGCTCTAGTAGGAGCATTACGAGTTTCTCTATCATTACCATCTCGCAATACTTCATTGATTAGTTTACAATAATCTTGTTCATATTGGCTAGGCATTATAACCTATCTCCAACTTTAGGATAACCTTCACCATCTAATGCTATGTGTCTATCATAATTAGTTCTATCTACTATTTGAACCAACCATGTATAAGAATATCCATCATCTAAGTGTGGTTTATCATGTATTTCTATAATAGTGACAACATTCCAATGACCATTAGTAAAGACTACAGCTTTATCACCAACTTCACAATCTTCATCTGTCATGAATGTATATATCATTAATGATGTAGCATATTTAACACCTACTGTAATAAATTCTTTAGGTCTAATATCTTCTATAATAGTATTTAGTAAATGTGGAGAACAGCATTCAACATGTCTTTTTGCTTCCCAACATGAATCACATAATTTAGTAGTATCCATAGCTCTTTCTATACCACAATATTTGCATTTAGTCATTACTCTACCTCGTATTTAAATGTATAAGAATCTACTTCAATATCACCCCAGTGATAACCACCAAGGACTTGTACTGGCATTGGAAGATCCTTAATTAAAAGCTGTTTACTAACTTCAGACCATGCATCTTGCATTGCTTCAGCCATTCGTGCAGCCATTTGCGTATACATTGTCTTATCATTAGGTGCATCAACAATAAAGCTATCATGAATAAAGTTTTGTAGATAGCAATCATTGTCTTTAAAATGTGGATACATGTAATGCATGGCTAACTTAGCTACTTCAGCACCTGTACCTTGATTCTCAATATTCAATTGATCAGTCATCATACGACCACGGTATTTACGACCACATGCTGTTGAGCCTAATCGTCCACCATTATAATCTCTAATACCTTTCTGTTGCCATGCTGTTATACCAGGGAATAGGTTTTTCCACCTACGCATTTCACGACCAACATCATTGAAATCCATTAGTATGTCAGCTTTCTCAATAAGAATACCTCTCATCATACCAACACCACCACCGTATAAAGCATTGAAATTAATAGTCTTAGCAATATCTCTAATGATACCTAATTGATCTCTTACGAGATTGTGAATGTCACCTCCTTCTCTATAAGTGGTAACCATTCGGTAGTCTCCAGTAATCGCAGCAATCCCTCTGAGCTCAAGTTGTGAAAAGTCACTGTATAACATGTATCTGTCGGGCCTAGCTCTAAAGATATGTTTAGTTTTCCTAGGAGTTTGCTGTAAATTTTGATCACTGCATGTATATCTTCCTGATCTAGCATAAGGACCAAAGATGCCATAAATCATTCCTTCTGGTGTATCAAACTTATTAAGAAAACTATTAAGCTTTAGTAGCTTACGTACTATACGAACTTGACCTGCCTTCTTATTACCTTGTAATGCAAGAGTAGCAAGGCCTAAGCCATTAGACATATCACTGCCTATATAAGGTCTTACTTGTTTATATGAGTTC